CAGCCAGCTTGTCCAGATCGGTAGCGGCCTGCGCGGCATCGCCGGAATCAACCTTGATCCCGAGTTCTGCAATGGTCGTCATGAGCGCTCCGTCATTTCGATTCGCTCATCACGAGCAATGCTTCGACTTCCAGCGTGCGGAGGTCGGAAAAGATGCTAGGCAGTTCATGCCGTTTTATGCCCGCCATTTGCGCCGTGGCCGGGATGGCAGAGTAATCAAGGCCAGACGCGCCGCCCGGCCCTGTCCGCCACTGCGTAGAGAGCGATTCGAAGAGGCGAAAGGCTTTCCATGAGTCAGGCCAGACCTCGACCTCTTCGGCGGGGATGTCAGCCAAGGTCATGCCGAAGGCTGCGAGTTGCTGCTCCGACGGCCCAGGTTCATACAGCGCCCGGGCCGCCGCCTTCAGTTTCCCAGGCGGGCCGGGTCGTAGGCCGACTGGTAAGCATCGATGACTGCCTGAGGCGCACCAACGCAAGTGGTCACCAGTGCGGCAATGGCCTCATCGGTGAACTTGTCGTCGAAGGACCAGCCGGTCACAACGTCCTTGATCTGCTCGACCTGCAGCGCGATCTCAGACGCGGTCACTTCCTGCCAGGTGATGCCGTCGTCGATGCGCTTGGCGTTCAGATCGGAGCGGGCCGTGTTCCAGCGCCCGAACATCTCAGCCAGCGCAGTGCGGTCCATGTACTTGAATTCAAATTCCACCTTCACCGGCACTTCGCCGATGCGAGGAATCATCACCGGCGCTTTGAAAGTCGGGTTTTGAGCGATCTTGATCTTGGCCATGGGTTACGCCACCACTGCCGAGTAACGTGTTGGGCGGCCAGCGAGCGAGATCGTGATAACGCGGGTCATCAGGTTGTTTCGGCCCAGTGTCGGCGTCGTGGTGATAGACACGTAAGCGTTGTAAACGATGCTGCTGCCGCCCGGCAGGTTCAAACGAAGCACGCGGGTCTGCTTGTCATCATCGGCAGCCTCCACCACAGCCACATAGGGAAGGTCTGGATCGTCCGCCACGGTAAACGACATGCTGATCGGGTTTTTGGTGGTTGGCATCTGACGATCATCGTCGTCGGCGAGGAAGCCAAAGGTCAGAAACTGCTGGTCACCACCACTGGTGTTTACCTCGGTGATTTGAGGCACCTCGACAAAGCTGGTCACCTTGCGCACTGAGCCGGTGCCCGAACCAGCGGGGTATGGCTGCACATTGGTGGTATTGATGTTTTCCAGCGCAAACGTACCGCTCAGGCTTTTGGAAACGCGAGTGGCCCGATCGTTGAGCCGGGTCCAGCCGGAAGTCACAGCGATAATGTCGCCGTCGCTCAGGCCGTGCGCAGCGGCAGTGGCCACCGTAGGGTTTGCATTGCTCAGCGCAGTCACCGGGATTGCCGCGCCATATGCGGAGGCGATCTGAAGGGTTGCGCCGTTGGGGAGTCTGAAGCCCATGTTGGTTTTCCTCTGTGCAGAAATGACAAAACCCGCTCAATGGCGGGTTCTGGGTTTGCCCAATGGGCGAATTAGTTGGTGTCGGCGCGGTACTGAAACGAGGCAGAGACTGTCAGCGTGCTGTCACCGGTGATCAGCGGCCCAGGTTCGACCGGCGTGAGCACCAGCACCTCGAAAGCGTCTTGCTTGAGCCTGAGATAGGCCGGAAACAAAGCGGCAATGTCGTCGACAAGGCCCTCAGCTTCGCCAGTCCCATTGCCTGCTGGGGTGACAACGTTGACCTGAAACACGCCGGTATAGACGCGGTGATCACCCGACAAGGTGTCGGTACCGGTCCCGGCTGGAAGCATGAACGCCGCCAGATACGTCTCGTCTGTCTCTGGCGTGAAACTGACACCCTGGTAGGCGATCCTCAGGTTGCGCCCACCCGCCCACACCGTGAGTCTTTGTTCGAACAGTGAGCGGATTATTTTGTGGCTCATACCTGATGATTCCTGATGGCGGCCTCAACGATCTGCTGGAAGCGCGCCACGGTGATTCGGACCATGCCGCCCGGTGCCTGGGTCGAATGCCCAAATTCAAGCGGGATGGCGTATGGCAGGCTGTTGGTGATGTAGGCGACGTCGCCGGCGTGGAATTCCAGCACACCGTTGACGATGCGCGCCCTGGATTTGCTGCCAGTCGGGTCGACCTCTTCTGTAGTCGTGCCATCCGGCGCCCCAATCCCGAACATCCAGTTGCCACGGAATCGGCCGCCGACGTAATCCAGGCCAGCTGCGAGCCCGTTGACGTTGAAGTTCTGAACACGCTCGGTCTTAGTCAACGGCCTGGCGTACTTCACGCCGCGCTTGAGCTTTCCGGACTTCGTGAAGTTCGACTCTGTCAGGTTGATGGCGGTGTTGCGCAGGGAGACCTTGAAGTCGTAATCGTCAGCTGCGCGGGTGTTGGCATCACGGAACACCAGGTTAGCCGCCCATATCTCAGGATTGCCCACCGGAGACATCCGGATTACGCTGCTGCCGATCTCAATGATGATCTCGCGAAGGCTAACATCAACCGCTTCCTTGGCCTGCTCGGCAAATTTGGCGAGGTCGAGAGCGAAGCTACCGGACTGACCAGCGCCTGCGCGGCTCATGAGCGCACCTGCAGCTCGTATAGCAGTGGTGTGCCTGCCGGGTTTATCTCTTTCAGCGGAGGAATGATTGACCAGGTGCGGCCCTGAACCACTACTTTGCTGAGCAACGTCGGCGGCTCGCTCAAGCCTCGGGCGGCAATCTTCAGCTTCTTGTCGCCTACCTTGATAAGGGTATTGGTCTGGAACTCTTGCCCCGTAAAGTCGAGCAGGATGCCTTGGGCGGTTCGCTCGGTAACAGTGTCCGGTGCGGTGCCGCCCTTGCTTGGGTCATAACCACCCTTTGCAATATCACGGATAGTGACCGACTGCCCGAACTCGGTTATCAATTCAAGGGCCATAACAGCCATCTCGTCATAGAACGCCATCGCGGCTCCATGTATAAATGCGTAACAGTTGAGCTACTTTAGCTCCCCAAAAAAACAGGAAAGCCCAATGAGCGAAGATACTTATAAATGGTCCAGCGATGATTTCTTACGCGCTTTTGTGAACGGATGGGTAGTCGATGGCAGAGCTGGAGGCCTTATTCGAGGCCGGCTTCACTCAGAGGGACATGTGGTGATGCTGCAGCCATCTTCTACAACTCTAGGGGAGTACGAGTTACTCGGTCTGGTTGAAGGCGGTGAATACGTAATGTCTCCGGACGCGAGCGAAGCTCATTATCACAGGATCGAAGAAATAAACTCAGATATGACTCCACACCCAGCCGCGCCCGGACGAAAAAGCGAAAGAACCCTCGATGTTCGAGCTGAACCACATGACAAGTTTCTGATAATCCAAAAAGGCCAGTGGATCGTAAACATACAAGCGACAAATCGACACTTCGAAGAGCTTGATGCTTTGAATAACTCTTTTGGCTTTTGCAGTGGTCGCGTCCTAACAGATGCTCAAATATCAGAGCTCATGTCCACGGAGTTTGACTGACGTTAAGCGCGCACCGCAAACAGGCCGCGTCGTTGAAGATAGTCTGCAAACTGCGTAGCGCTGGGCCTGTCCGGCGCAGCAGCCAGCAGTCGCTTGCTCGTGTTGCTGATGGTCGCGTATTCCCGCTCTACCGCGCCGTCGACCTTTTCCTTCGTGACCGCGCCCTGGCGCTTGTCGATAGGATCAATGTCGTCGGCATGAATCTCTGCGGCCAGAGCCATCTGACCGTACTGAATGCGTGCCGGGAGGTACCGCTCCGGCTTGTTCTCGCCATCCAGGCGAATCTCCCGGCGAGGCCAGGACAGTGCCTGATCGCCGGTGGATTTGCGTCCCTTCCAGGTCATGCCGTCCATCACCAAGGCGGCCCGGCGCAAAACAGCCTCTTGCGCAGCTTCTTCAGCGGGAATGGCCACACCGAATTTCCCGGCGTAAATGACCAGTTCAGCGGCAGTGGCGTAGCTTTCAGCACCCGGTACGCCGGTGCCGTCCTCGATGATGAGCATGACTTATTCCTTGGTTTCGTTCAGGCGATCTGCTTCGGCCTTGGCCTGAGCTTCATCACCAGCAAAGTCGCTGAATCGTACACCGTCGCGGGTGATGATGATCCACTGGTTATCTGCTTCCAGCTTGGGGATGTAGACCGGTTCTTCCTTAGTCTCATCCTTCTGGGTGCCATTGGACTCAGGCTTGGTTGGGCCCTTGCCCGGCTTTGCAGGAGTTTTGTCAGCGGCCTTGGCCTTGCCTTTCACCGGCGTCTTGCGTGTCTCGATCTCCACGTCAATCTCAACCGCCTTGTAGGCATCGACGATTTCCGGGTAATCGCCAACCACGGTGACCTTGGTCACGCCGCGCTCGACGTTCCGGAACAGATCCGGGTTGCGATAGCGCTTGCTGGGATCGAAGTCGCCGCGCTGGTTGCTGTAAACGAGTTCCATGATGTTCTCCCTGGCGGCCATTTCTGACCGCACCTGGCGGATGGCTTATGCAGCCGGAGTGAGTTCGATCATCACGCCAGCAGTGACCTTGTCGCTGGCAGAGTGCTTGACCCAGTTGGCGGACGAGCCGACAGCGGCGAGCGACGGGTTCGCACCACCGGCAGTTTCCTTCCAGCTGTAACCCAGAACATCGATGTTCACGACGCCTTCAGCGCGGTAGCCGATGGCGAGGTTTTCCTCATCGTTGACTTCGTAAGAGCGGAAGCCCGGTGCTTGAGATTCGGTGATGGTCACTGCGCTTGGGAGCAGGCCGAAAATCACGTCTACCGGAGCGGTATCGGTAACCAGTACCGGCTTGCCCAGGGTGCCTGGCAGGCCGCCGTAGATCACGACACCCGCCTCTTCGTACAGCTTGTTGGTGATGGCTTCGTCGACGATGTCGAAGTATGCCGACGAGTGCATGACCCACAGCGCGATACGGCCGAATTTGTCGCCGAACTTGCGCATGCCGCGAGTCAGCGTCTTCTTGCCGTCGGTCTCGATGCTGGCTTCAACGACCATTGCAGGATTGGAGCCGATCGACGCGCGCAGCGCGGCAGTTGCGTACTGCACGAAGCCTTCAAGGGTTGCGTCGGCAACGTCCTGGCCGATGATTTGGGAGAACTCGTCTACCGGACGACCGCGACGCTTGAACGCCTCTTCGGTCGTCTGGTACGGGCCGTACTTCCACGGAGCCTTGACACCGACTGCCTCACCGGCGCCGATTTTCTTGGCGACGACTTTGGCCTCGGAGTTGACGTCACGATGATCCAGCGAACCTGCCAGTTTGTAGAAGGCACGTTTGCGGAAGTCGCCTTCGATCAGCTCGTTGTCGAGGATGATTGCGCCGTTGGAGGACGCGTTGAAGATGTCCAGGTTGTCCTGAACACGCTCCAGGTATGCGGTCTGGGCTTCATCGTTGTAGATGATCAGATCGCTGTTCACAGTTGTTGCCATGGGTGAATCCCCTTACTTGGGCAAATTGAGGTATGCGGTTTGGCCGTGCTTGCGCTGGTAGTCGCGCTTTTGCGTGGCTGTCATTTCGGAGCGCTTCAGTGCAGCCTGGCCGCCACCCCCGCCCGGGGCATTCGTACCCGAGGCCCTTGGCCACAGGTGAGGAGCGCTTTCGCGCAAAGATTCCGCCCATTCGAGCGGGGTCAGAGGGGTCTTGCCGTCCTTGCCAAGGATGGTCTGACCAGATTCATCAACGGCGACAGCTTCGCCCTCCTCGTTCAGTGAGAACACGCCTTTGGCGCGCAGGATGATGTCGTCAGTTGCCTCAGGCAGCGCGCCGGCTTTGAGGGCTGCACCGCGTACCGAGTCGCCCAGGACCTTGCCCTGAAACTTGGCGGCGAATGTTTCAGCCTTCGTCGCGCGCTCGCTGATTGCCTTCAACTGCTTTTCATAGTCACCGCGCAGACGCTCGGTGCGCTTGTTGAACACCTCGTCCACCTTGCCCTCGGTCAGCAGCTTGGTTTCCTCGTCCTGACCTGCGCGGCTCAGCAGCCCTTTGACGGCGTCGATGTCGATACCTTCAAACTGGGTTTCGAACTGGGTCAGCTTGGTGGAGGTGTCCTTCAACTTCCCCAGCAGCTCGGTATTTTTGGTTTTCAGACCCGAAACGGATGCTTCAACGGCAGTCGCGATAGCGGCCTTGATTGCCGGGTTTTCCAGGTCGATTTCGTTTTCATCTGCCACGGTGATGCACCCCTTGGGTATTGTCAGCCCGCTTTGCGGGCATAAAAAAACCCGCCGAAGCGGGTTGTGGTTGTTTTTTCTGTCAGTGCTCCATCAGGCAGAACACTTCCAAGGACTCAGGACAATCGCCAACGTTTTCGATATGGAGGATCAAGCGATTACCTTTTTCCAAACATACCTCTCGTAGCGATGCCGCAGTCATGAAATCTTTCTCTCGACTTGCCCACGTGGCGAGATGGGCAAAAAGGTTGCTCACGTTCTCGTCCTGTTCAATCAATTCAATAACCTTAACGATAGGTGGAGCAGAGATGCCGAGCATCACCGCTCGCTCGCAATAAGCTTTAATCCAACCGAACTGTATTTGCTGAATAAAAAGCCTGTCCTCGGGTGACTCATCTTCTTTACGAACAAGCGAATCAAAGAACCAGTCTGTGATTTCCGGCTGATCCTCGAAAGGTATGTCGCCAAGCATAGTTAACGACCTTAGTGCGTTACTTCGCCTGACAGTAACAAGCCAGCCCGCTCGAAAGCCAGCGGTTCGAGCTTTTTCATCTGCTCAAGGGTCACAGGCTTGAAGTTGCGGTCGAGCTGGAGCTCCGAAAAGCGCTCAAGAGTCAGCCCACCATCGCGGAACAGCTTGGCGCGAGTCGGGCCAAGCGCCTGATCCTGAAAAGCTGCCGGTTGCAGCTTCAGCCAGTCGTAATAGCTCAGATCGGCCGCGACCTGGCCTCCGCCGTTCGGCCCCACCGCGGCGCGAGTAGCATCGTTGCTGAGGAACTTGGTCCATTTGGTCACTGGCACGAAGGTCGTCCGGCACCTGATATGGAACGGGGGCCGCGGCCCGGAATCGACTGGGAAGCGACGCTTATCCATCGACCTGCAGGTCTGGGTTGTCTTGCTATCGAGTGTGGCGACGATCTCAATCTCGGCGACGACATCAGGATTGGCCTTGATCGTCTCCATTCGGGCCTGCGAGGCGACGTGCTGCACAGCCGTGTGCACGACTGCACTGGCATTGCGCTTGGTCGTCGCCAGTATCCCGTCGCTGTACCCCGCCGCCTTTGTACCGCGAATCTTGCGGATGACCTGAAAGTTCGTCTGCCCCTCGAAGAATCCTTGCCTGATGGCACCACTGACCCGCTCACGCTCGGTAGATGCCCAGTCCTTGATGAATGGCTCCAACAGCTTGCCGCCGCCGTTGTTGCGCACGCTGAGCGGGTTGTTAAGCACCGCCGAGCGGATAGCGCGTGCTGGCGGGACCACTGCATCAAAGGTGACACCCACAGGCGCGGACCGGGATAGCGCCGTCGCTTCGAACTGAGCCTCGTAGTTGGCCAGGTCGATCAGATCAAGATTCAGCGTCGTGGTATAGCGGTCGAAGATGCCGAGCAGAAGGCTGTCGACCTCGTCGAGCAGCTGGTTCAGCCGCTTGATGTTGTACTCGCTCAAGTCGGCATTGGTGAGCTGCTCGCGCACCGCCCGGTCGATCTCCTTTAGGAAAGGAGCGAATTTTTCGACCTCTCCAGCCTTCAGTTGCTCCAGAAACACCGAGTGCCGGATCGTGGCATCAAGTACCGCTTGGTTGACGGCCATCGTTTAAGTCCTCGTCATCATCCAGGCCGAGGTTGTCGGTCTGCTCCTGAAGCTCTCCGTCTATCTGCTTGTCGGTTCGCTCCGGTGCGATCAGCCCCAACTTGCGCAGGTACCCGCGCAGATCGGCCTTGGCAAACCCGCCGCTCTGCCATAGCTGCACAAGCGCGGTGATCATCTGCGGGTCCGCGCTGAGCTCGACGAACTCCTGATTGACCAGGTAAGCCGTCTTGCCATTGACGCCCAGGAACTGAGCGCACCAACCCAGCGCGCGGGTGTAGGCCTCGTTGACGTTGGATACGCAGATTGCGAGCACCGACGTGGACGCCGACTGGTCACCTCTCGACTCTGTAGCCGTCTTGGCCGTCATTGACGACACAACCATGCGCGCGCCCA